GAAGAAGAGCAGTAGTAGAAGCTATCTGTGATAAATTAGAACAAATAAATGGACAAACTCCGTTTCGAGCTGCAGTTGCAAAAGTAGATAGACGACTAAAGTTTTGGGACGAAGTGCAAGAGTTTCCATCTATTCATGTAGGGGCAGGAAATGAAACTCGTGAATACAATAGTGGAAATTTTAGATTTCGTTTTTTGCAAGTAACAATAAGATGTTATGTGCATAGCGATGATGATGTAATTTTTCGATTAGAAGAATTACTTGAGGACGTGGAGGCAGTACTCGAGGATAATGATCCGCTAGAGTATTTTGACTCCAATGGCGTAAAGCAGTCTACTACTCAGACGACCATTCTGAGTATAGACACAGATGAAGGAGTATTGGAACCTCTAGGTGTCGGAGAAGTCATCTGTGAGATTCAATACTAAATAGGAGAAAATAATGGCAGATCAATTTTATTTTAGTCGAGATACGAAAGTCTTTCTGACACAAAATGGCAGCACAGCTGTTGGTTGGGAAATCCCTGTGTTAGATGGATTTAGTTTTTCTCAGGCTACAAATACAAGTGAAATTACTTTAAATGAGATGGCCGATTCAAATGGTAAAAGTAGAAGAAGTAGACAAATGTTTACAGATTCTTATGCTCCTGTTGAGTGGAGTTTTTCTACTTACATGAGACCTTTTGGAGCAGTACCAGCAGGGTCTGGAAATGTATGGGAGCCAAGTGCTTCTATTTCTGGAAACCCTCAACATGCTGTTGAAGAAGCACTGTGGGCATACTTTGTAGGACATACTAGTTTTACAATAGGAGCAAGTTCAACTGCTTCAGCATGGAATGGAACTGGTGGTATTACTAATACTGATACCAGTATGACCGTTGATTTTGAACAGTCAGAGGTTGCAGCTTTAGGTACATTTGATTTATACTTTGAATTAGGTAGTGCTACTGATGGTGGCGATGCTACTTATAAACTTGAAGGTTGTGTAGTAAGTTCTGTATCAATTGACTTTGATATTGATGGAATTGCTACAATAAACTGGAGTGGACAAGGCAGAATGCTTACTGAGTTTGATTCAAACTCTGGTAATCCACCAAGTTTTACAAAAACAATCTCAGAAGGTGTTTCAACTACAAGTAATTTCATTAGAAATAGATTAACACAGTTAGCAGTTACAACTGCTGGTAGTGGTAATTTCCAGAGTTCTTATGATTTGGTTTTAACAGGGGGAAATCTTACTTTTGAAAATAATATGACTTTCTTAACACCAGAAACATTAGGCTCAGTAAATCAACCACTTGGAAATGTTACTGGAACTAGAAGTGTAAGTGGTAACTTTACATGTTACTTAAATCATGACTCTAGTAAGAGTGCAGATTTGTTTGAAGATATAATTGAATCAACAGATGTTATAACTAATGATTTCAATTTAGTCTTTAAAATTGGAGGAACATCAACTCCAAATGTAGCAATTACATTACCAAATTGTCACTTAGAAGTACCATCACATTCAATAGAGGATATAATTTCTCTTGATGTGAATTTCCATGCTCTACCAGCTAGTGTAGATCCTGGTTCTACAGGTTCTAACTATGAAGCAGAAATAGTTTACACAGGTGCTGACTTATCATAGATAATTAATCGGAGAGGCGAAAGCCTCTCCTACTTTTAGGAGATAAAATGGAAGAAAATAATAAAATGGAAGTAAGTTTATCGACATTACTTACTCCGAGCAAAACAGTAACTATAGATTATCCTGAGTTTGAAGGATTTTCAGTAGATATATGTTACTTATCAAGAGAGGAACTTTTAAAACTAAGAAATAAAAGTGTTTCTCAAAAATTAAATAAACGAACAAGAGCATTTGAAGAAGTATTAGACCAAGAAAAATTTTTACAAGTATATGTACAACAAGTTATTAAAGGTTGGAAAGGATTAAAATATAAATATCTAGAAAAATTACTTTTAGTAGATGTTTCAAAATTAAACTCAGAAGATGAGTTGTCTTATACTCAAGAAAATGCTGAATTACTGATGAAAAATTCAGAAAATTTTGACTCTTGGATAGCAGAGACTATTGGAGATTTAGAAAATTTTACACAAGTCAAGTAGAGAAAATAATTTCTTTACTTGATAGACAATTTAGTGAAGGTCAAATTGAAGTTGATACATATTTAAAAATATGTGAGCAAACTGGAGAAGTTCCAGATGAAAAAAAGTTACCACCTGAGATAGGTCAGTATCCAACAGAAGTACAAGAAGCTTTTTTAATACACGGATTACTACCCGATAGATGGGAAGGAATGAGTGGATATTATATGGGAAAAGATATGTCTGCGTTAAAAGCCTTACTTGATATTTATGAAATAAAAGATAAAAAAGTCGTTGTTTACTTTTTAAAACATATAGAGTCAAAACATTCAGATTATGTTAATAAAAAACAAGATAAAAAACGAAAAGCAGCTGAATCGGCAGCAAAAGCAAAAGGAAAGTTAAATACTCCAACTAGGAAAAGATAATGACAAAAAACATAAAAGGTGCTAGAATAACATTTGAAGTAACTGATGATGGAAGTTTAAAACTAGTAGAAAAAGGAGCTAAAAAGACAAAAAGAAGTTTTGATAGCTTGGGAGACTCAGCACATACAGCTGATCGTAGATTAAAAGGTGCTTCTCAACAATCTTCAAATACAACTAAAAACTTTTCAAAAATGGCACAAGGTATCACTGGAGGCCTTGTTCCTGCTTATGCAACTTTAGCTGCAAATATTTTTGCTATTAGTGCAGTATTTAGATTTCTGAGTGATGCAGCAGACTTTCGTGTTATGTTACAAGGACAACAGGAATTTGCTGCACAAACAGGTACTTCATTAGCTCTACTAACAAGAGAAGTTCAAGCAGCTACAGATGCTCAGCTAGCTTTTAAAGAGGCTTCACAAGCTGTAGCGATTGGTAGAGCTGCAGGACTAACTAAAGACCAAATTATAGACTTAGCAGAAGTTGCTAAAAATGCCTCACTTGCATTAGGTAGAGACTTAACAGATTCATTTCAAAGACTTACTCGAGGTGCTATCAAAGCTGAGCCAGAACTATTAGATGAATTAGGTATTATTGTTCGATTAAACGATGCTACTAAAGAATATGCTCGACTACTAAAACTTGATGCAAATGCACTAAATACATTTCAAAAATCTCAAGCAGTTGTTAATGCAACTATTGCACAAGGTCAAGAAAAATTTGGCAATTTAAATATAGAAGTAAACTCCTTTACTAAACTCGCAAAAACATTTGATGATGTGTTAAATGATTTAAAAAAGGCTATTTCTGGATTTGCAGAGTTTTTAGCAACATCACTCGCAGTAAATCCCGCTGCTCTTGCAGGAGCATCAACACTTTTAGGTACAGGATTAGTAAAATCTCTGATTCCACCTACCCCTACAATTGACCCACGAGCAACAATGAAAGCAAGTCTAGGAGATTTGGAAAAATTTTATGGTGGTAAAAATCTAAATAGATTTTTGAAAGGTGATTTTGGAGAACTTCAACTTAAAAATTTAGAAAGGTCAATAAATGCAACAACAAGTCAAGTTATAGACTCTACAAAGATGACAAGAAAAGCTATGATGAACACAGTAGCAAGATTAAGAGCAGCAAATGCAGTTATGGTGGCTGAGCAAGCTACTGGATTTACAAGAATGCGTTTAAAATTTGTTGCAGAACTTAGAATTATGCAAGCAGAGTATGGTAAAATGATGGGAAGCTTGAAGTTTATTGGCGTAGCAGGTATGAGAGCTTTAAGTGGTGTTCTTACTGGAGTTGGTATTGCAGGTGCTTTTTTAAGTCTTGGAGGAATATTTCAAGGAATAATTAATCACTTTAAAGATCCAGCAGTTTTAGAATTTGAACAAACTCAGGAGAGAATTACAAAAGGTGCCGAACGTCAAGCAGTAGAAATAGAAAAACTTGTAGGTAGATTAAAAAGACAAAAAAATATTGTAGATCAACTTATTGTTCAGTCAAGAGTTCTTTCTAATATTTCATTCACAGGATTTGCAGAAGGTTTTGGAGCTTTTGCTACACAAGGCTTTGAAAAAATTACAAGAGAGCAAATGGACAAAGGAGGTCTGCGTAAGAGAGATATACCAGATCTGTCACTACTCGATGCAGGTACTATTCAATTTAGTAATAATCAACAAAAAATATTAAGAGATACACTTGCAACACTAGAAAGTGCAAAATCACAATTAGGAGGTCAAGCACTTCAAGATGTAGCCAAAAATATTATAATTCTTAATAAAGGTTTAGGTACATTTGACACTAAAGAAGAGGCGGCAGCAGCATATAAAGAGGTATTTGAAGAACTTCAAAAATTATCTGAAGAAGGATTAGGAGCAAATGCTCAAAAAGCAATGGAGGTTGGAACTGCAGTTACATTTATAGATAATGCCTATAAAACTTTCGGTCAAACACTACAAAAAATTCAATTACCTACAACTCCTTTTGCAAATTTAAGAACAAGTATAAGAGATATTGCAGCTGGTTTTGAGACAATTGCAATAGGTGCACCTATGCTATCAGATAAAGAATTTGCAGATGGTTCAATAGTAGATATTATTGGCGAAACAAGAGCAAATATTTTAAAAAACTTACTAGGAGAGGAAGCAGCAACAAAAGCAATCGAGGAAGCTCAAGCAAGAATAAATGAGTCCACAGATAAAAGAGCAGCAGTTTCAACAGAAATTTTAGCAATATCTAATCTATTATCAGGAAGAGAACAAGAAATTTTAGAAATTGAAATGAGTAGAATTACTGCAAAGAAAAATCTTGCAACTGCTTCAGCTTTAGAACTCAGATTTGCTACTAATTTACAGAAAAAAGAAATACAAGCACAACAAAAAATCGGACAATTAAATATTCAAAAACAAGAAATTTTAGATAAAATAAGAATTATAACAAAAGATGAAACAAAATTAACAAAAGAACAAAATGCTGATTTTGCAGCACAATTACAAAATTTAGAAGCACAAAAAGTAGTTTTAGAAGATACACTTAGTGTAATGATGAGACTAAGAGATACAGCAAGAAATGCATTTGAAACAGGAGCTACTTCAACTTTTGCTAGTTTAATAAAAGGTGAAAGACCAGAAGGCGGAAGATCAGCTGCATTTGCAAAAGGAATTGCAGATGCTCTTACAAATGAACTTGCAACTTCAATGTCAAAAGGCTTAAGTGACATTCTTTTTGGAAAAAAAGAAGACCCTGCTGAAAAAATACAGAGTGCAATGGTAAATGCCGCTGCATATCATGGAGAGGTTATACAGGCTGCACTTAATGGAAAACCTATACCAGGATTTGCAGGTGGAGGCTCTGCAGGAGCTGGAGGTGGTTTATTTGGTGGTATTTCAAGTGGTATTAAAAATTTCTTATTTGGTAAAGATGAGACAGTAGGCCCGATGGGACCAGGTACTAATATAAATTTTCCTGATATAACAAACATGATTCCTGGTACAGGAAATCTATTACAAAGACTATTTGGGTCAAAAGAATTTGGGTCTGGAGTTTTTTCACAACTATTTGGTGGAAACTTTGGAGGAGCATTTAGTACATTCTTTGGACTTGCAAAAGGTGGTATCATGTCATATGGAAGGGGAGGAATTGCTAAACAACCAACATATATGGTTGGTGAAGGTAAACAGCATGAAGCAGTTGTACCATTACCAGACAATAAGAGTATACCTGTAAATTTAAAAGGAGCAAATGCAAATAATAATGTAAATGTTAGTGTAAATATGGAAACAGGTGCAACTACTATGGATTCATCAGATGATGGATTTGTACTAGGGCAAGCAATATCTGCGGCTGTAATAAAAGAAATTGAAAGACAGCAAAGACCAGGAGGGCAATTAAGCACATTCTAATATGGCAATCGGAATAACACAAAATGATGGGTCAAATATAACTGGATTTAGCGCAGCAGTTCCAGCGGACAAAGGCTTATCTTTAAAAAATGAAGTTAGAGTAATAAGAGCAAATTTTGGTGATGGATATGAACAACGACTTGCAGATGGTATAAATGTACTACAACAAGAGTTTTCAGTATCTTTTGCCACACGACCAAAAGCAGAAATAGATGACTTGGTAGCATTTTTTGAGAGTACAAATGGAGTTACAAAATTTAATTATACAGTTTCCGATTCAAATGAAAGTGGAAATGAACAAACATACAAAGTAGTATGTTCTGATTGGACTCAAGTATGGGAATATGATGATTTTTACACTTTAACAGCAGTTTTTAGACGAGTTTACGAAGCATGACAGAAAAAATACTAATAAAAGATTTACAAAAACAAGACCCAAGTTCTCAATTAATAGAACTATTTGAATTAGAATATGCGTCTGGTGTTTTTGCATATTTTTCGCCACATGGTGACAATACTACTAGTTTACAATTTAGAGATTATACTACTCCATCAACAATAAGAACATATACTAAAATACCTATTAACGCTACAAATTTTGAAAGAAAAATAGCAGGTTCTGCTTCTAGACCTACATTTACAATTGCAAACATAACTAATACATTTAGTTCTGCAGTAGGAGATATAGACTATACTAAACTTTTAGGATTAAAATTAATAAGAAGAACAACACTAAAAAAATATTTATTTGGAGAGAGTGCAGATTCAAATCCACCTATAGAATATCCTAGAGAAGTTTATTATATAGAAAGAATGACTCAAAGAACAAAAGAAAAAGTAATATTTGAAATGGCAGCACCTTTTGATTTAAAAGGAATAACACTACCAAATAGAAATATTATAGCAAATAGATGTCCTTGGCTTTACCAAGGTGCAGGTAATCATTTAGATTCAGAAGGTTTTAAAAAAGCACAAAGTGGGTGTATTTGGAATTTAGAAGGAAAATATCGAACAGGAAATGGTGAAGTAGGCAGTGACGGAACAGTAACTGAATATACTCTTTATGTAAATCAAGATGATGAATATATAATTCCAAGCACTACAACTTTTACTACTTATTCAAGTAGTTTAACTGGTTTAAATCCAGATGGTTATTTAAAAACTACTGCATCAGCAAAAACTAGAATAAACCCAGATGGAACTACAACATCAACAACTCCTACACTCTATTGGCAAATAAATGCTAGTGCAGGAACAAATCAAGCAGGATCAGCTATAGGTACGCCATCTGATACAAATACAAAAGTAAATTCAATAAGAGTATTTAGCACGTGGGCAGCAGATACAGACTATCATACTTTTGTTGAAGATGATAGATTAAATAGTTATGTAAAACATACTGATGATGTAGCCACTTCACCAACAAATGGAAAAACATTAATATGGAAAGCAAAAAAACCTAGTAGAAATGTTAAACCTACACATGGTGAATTTTGGGAAAGAGGTGATTTATGTAGTAAAAGTATAAATGGTTGTAAAAGAAGATTTGGATTTGTACCAATAACAGCATCAAGTGCGACTAGCACAGCGAAAGCAGATCCACTTACAAATGTAGTATTACCATTCGGAGGATTTCCAGGTGCTAAAGGATTTAGTTAAAAATATTTATAAACATGCG